AATGGTTGTCATGCTCAGACCCCTCAGCCTGATTAGCTGGTGGTTAGCATCCGCTTGGGGCCCACACCGCGCCTTCGCATACTTCAGTGTATGGATCAAGCAGTAGGCCAAGCTATGGTTATAATGTAACCCTAATAAAGGAATACAGATGGGATCATTCATTGCCGATGACCACGAGTGCTGTGTTAGCAGCTCAGCATAGTTAAAACATCATGACCTTTATTAGTTTAATCACCAATAAATATTGCTACTATAATATTTAATAACAAATTTACGGCGATTAGAAAGGTGCGAGGTGAATGGATAACTTTGAAAGAAGTACCGAAATTCTTCCGATACACTATCTGGTTATCGCAGTTAAAGGACCAAAATCAAGACATCCTAAAACTAGGTAAATCGATTACACGCCTAATTAAAACCAATGGTTTTAATTTCACCTTTCAGTACTTGAAAGAGTGTTTACGGCTCGTTACGAAATATCTAGCAGGAACGCCTGATCTAACATACCGTTCTGGTGTGAGAGTTCGGGTGAACCGCTATGGACTTCCTGTAATTATTCCTTCTAACCTTCGTGTTCTTTTAGGAACAGATGGTTCTAAGGTGTTAATTACACGGGTAGTTCTTACCGCTCTTAACGTCTTTAGAACTTTCCCTACTAAAGTGAAACCTGATTTGAGTTCTGTTATAGAACCGTTTTCAGGTCTTTCACGATCTACCATTATTGATAGAAAAGTAGTAAGAAATTTCTTAAGAGGACATAAAATTAGCTTTGGTTTTATCCGCGGATTTATTAGTGAATCTGCTGGACCTATTGCCAAACGCGCGACTTGGGGTAGTGGAATTGATGCAATTGCATTACTCCTGTACCCATATAGTGCTTTCTCAGTGATGAGATTTTTGATAAACCGTAAGGCTTATCTTTATCTTGCATCTCTGTTAAGCTTGTGGATCACTTTAGGACCCATCTATATTCTAACGTGGGTGTTAGGTGTGAGCAAGAAACTTCCGATCGGTCGGTTGTCTGTAGTATATGATCAAGCTGGTAAAGCTCGTATTGTAGCAATGCCTAATTTCTGGATTCAGTTATGTCTGAAACCATTGCATGAATCTATATTTAGATTCCTTAAGACAGTGGAACAAGATGGAACGTTTAACCAGTTAGGGCCCTTAAATCTTTTAAGGGCGAATCCTAATAAAGGACATGATTTCTCATGTTATGATCTATCTGCAGCAACGGATCGGTTGCCTATTGACCTTCAGGTTGACATCTTGTTCTTAATTGGACTCGATGGTAAACTTTGGAAGGACGTCCTAGATATACCTTGGCAATTTCGTGGTAGAGAGTATCACTACTCCGTTGGTCAACCAATGGGTGCCTATTCTTCTTGGGGTATGCTGGCTTTAACACATCACTTGATTGTTAAAACAGCTGCTTCTCGGGTAGGAATTAATGATTTTCATCAATATGCTGTATTAGGAGATGACATTGTTATTAATCATAACGAGGTCGCTCTTGAATACTGTCGTATTATGGAGACATTAGGAGTTAAAATCAATCCGAATAAATCTGTTGTTTCTTCACAACTGATTGAATTCGCAAAAAGATTATCAACTCCAAGTACTGATATTTCTCCGATAGGAGCAGGAGCAATCCTGTCTATCATAAGAAAACCAGCATTGATAGGTGCGTTCCTAACAGAGCTAAACCAGAAATCAATGGCTAATACTTCTGGCATGGTACGTAATCTACTAAATGACGTACCTTTCAAATCGAAAGGCGCCATTTATGTAGCATTATGGACTTGTTTTGGAGTAAAGGGGCTTCTTAGTTCCACACGACAACTGGACGCGCAAGCGTTGAGTTATATCACCTATGGAAGAAGCATAGATCCCTTTGTTTTCCAGTATAGTTTACACGAAGGTATTCGTACCGCCGTGCTCCAGAGAGCAAGAAGCGCAATATCAAGTGCAGAGTCCGCGGAAAGAAACTTCTATGTTTCTTTCTGGCGATTAACAGCTACACGAGGTTTAGTCCAAGGGTTTTACGAATCCCTTGCGCTATTCTTGGCTCCTGGATTTTGGTTGTATCTAGAGTCTTTAATTAGACAAACAGAGAAAGCCAAAGCCTTTGAGCGTGACGTTCATAGTGTACTGATAAATCACGAAGGAACCTTACAGCTACTTGAAATGTCACCAATTGTAGGTTTAGACCTACGTTGGTCCAAGAAAGCAGGTAAACAACTCAATCTCTTCATCCGTGATGCATCCAGAGCAATCTGGAAGACATACGATCAGATGGCAGATGATTGTGGTATGTATAGACAAGATGATTCTCACTTCTTATATTAGAAGTTTGGTCACTTGGCTTCTGCCTTAGTGTTATTTCGAAGCGGGTAAGATTCATCTTACGTTAGCCTAGGGATAACTTTGTACCCCGAAAGGGTGATAAGGTAAGAGATAATCAGAGACACACGTAAACGTGTACAGCTAGAAATAGGCTTATCTGCCGGGGTC